TGTCCATAACGTCAGAGATTTTTGTTGGACGAACAGTGGTGTCTTCCCCAAGGATTAGTCGCCCAGCTCCACCTTGAATATCCTTTTTATTAAAACGATAAAATTGATCCTTTTTATTCATTATTTATCTTCCCCCTTCTTTACCTCTTCGTAGCTCCACGAAGAACTAGAGACTTTCAGTTTTAGTAACTGCGCATCATTTAGTTCAAGAGTTTCTCCATGAATGATCTCCTTAGGAATACCTTCGATATTAACTTTAAGAGTCGTACCTGCACCTGAATTCGATTTAGCCATCACTTTGACTTTCGATTCTTTCGTACCGAGTGCTCCTTGCTTTGTTTCCTGTTTCTTTTCTTGTGCTTTATCTGCCAAAATAGTTCCTCCTTAATTTTCAAAATAACTAATTCTCATATAGCACCATGCTTCGTTTTTCTTTGATTGATCATCAACATCAGGAGTTGGTGGCATCTGAAAATCAACATCAAACACATTGACTCCCTCAATATCTGCAAAGTTACGTTTCAGAAAATTACCGACCTCAGTGCATTTCGTGAGAGCTTCAACGTCATCATCAGAACGCACAAGAAGCTGTAAACTACCCTTGCCAATCGGCTTGACAAGCAGACATGGTAGTTCTGCTCCTGCTTCAATTTTCCATATTCTGAATGATTTGAACTCATCTTCAAACGCAGCCTTTAGAAATCCATGTATGCTGCTGGATGCATCTACATAGTCCATCTAGCCACCTCACATCCTGTTTTTGATGTACTTCTTGATTGTTGTTTGACCCTGTGTTTTCATTCGGTTTAGCTCTGCGTCCAACGCCCGGCCAAAGATATTGAATCGTTTCTCTAGCGGCTTCGCGTAAATGACCCCAGAGCCGATTTCCAAAATAGTTTTACGACCTTCACTCGTCAAATTATGGATCACGGGCCCTACATCTGAACCGTTTGGACCCGATTCATGTCCCGCATAACCGATAGAATTAATATAAGCAGCCGTGTCAATATGATGATCCGTTCGAGTGATATCTTTCGCACCATCTGCCCAAACACGTCCCATAGATTCAACAGCAAGCTCTCTAGCCTCATCAAGAACCCTCGGAAACTGTTTGGTGAACTTAGCCATATCATCGTCTAAATCGAAAGTTACCGAAGCATACTTGGCTTTTCCTTCAACCATATTATTCAGCTCCTTTTAGATAAATCTTATGATGATGTAGCTTTTTCCTTCCTGTTTGTCTAATAATTCGATCAACTTCAAGTTTGGCTGTGGTGATAGAATTCCCTTCATCATCAACTATGTTTAAAATATCCATTTCTGGATCAATCTCTGTTGTTTTCGGTACCAAAATATAGAGCGACCTCACCACATCAGAACCAGTGTTGTCTCTATTTCTGATCGTTTCTTCAACAAAGCGACAACGAGACTGAAACGGTTCTTTTGGTTTGGTTATCGGTCGTCCCCAGCCATCTTCTCCCACTTTTTCTTCACCAGGAAATTGAATGGTACAAAAATGAGGCAGCAAACGATCAAAAGACACGTTTACCACCTCTTTTCGGTTTTCTTCTTGTCGGACCACTGACATTGAAATAAGTTGGATTCTGCTTACCAACTGTTAATGCATCTAACAGCATATCCAACTCATAGTCTCCGGTAATACCAATCCCAACATCATCACCAATTGATTTCACAGTGTACGAATAATCTCCGATGTTCTCGGATTTAATCCCCTCAAACCGGTTCTCCATATCCATCTCATTGTCACAGTAGTAGAGATAGTCGACTAAACGCCAAGTAATCGTTTTGAGTGATTGCATCGTGATTAGATTTTCAGTTTTTGAATAATCAAATCCCGTTCGTTGAGTCGTGTAATTATCAGCACGATCCATCAACGAAGTAAAAGCCTCATCTTCTAGTTTGTCCAACTGATCTTTAAAGCGAGAATGAAGAAGAACTTCTTTTTTTTCAATGAACATCTAGCTCACTTCCTTAATGAAACCTTCCTTGATGCGGGCTTTCAGTTCAGAAGAATACGGCTTTTCGATTGCTACATTTTCCCCGTATCTAATCACAACACCCTTCGAAATGAACTGTTTATCTTCCACCGTGCAAGTCAATAACACTTCTTCAGAGTTCTTTTCATCCGCAACAACGTCTTCCTCTTTTGGTTCGACTACTTTGTCTTCCAATACTTCTTCAGAATTCTTTTCATCCTTTTTCTTTGCCATAGAATTTCCTCCTAAAGAGACTTACTTAAATCCATGATCATACGAGCTTTAGTCTCAAACGGCACGTAATCAGAAGTCTTAGTCGTATACGATCCATCAATTTGAGTTTTCGCATTCCGTTCAGTCTCAGTGGAAAGAGCTTTGAAAACATACTCATTGATTGCAAATTTCGTATCGACAAACATAATTTGACCGTCAGGCATTTGCTTAGAAATAAACGGTTTTGAAGCTAACACATCAGGTGCAGTACCATTCAACTGATTTTGCAAGAAAATTGGCGTGCCTTGAGTAGTTTCGATTGATGTCCATTGCTTCGCTGTCTTACGGTTCATAACCGCACGATTAGGCGTGAATCCTGTTTCATCCTCCATATACGTCTGAGCGTCCCATGCATCCATGATGGTCAATTTTCCGACTGTTTCAACTCCGCGAACCTCTGGCGCGTCAGAGCCATCATCGAAGTATCCATTCATCAGTCGATCGACAACCATTCGTTCATCCGTTCGACCTAACACCAATCCTTGGCGATTGAAGAATGCAGCAAGCATATCGAATTTCATTGCTTTCGCTTCATCAGTTAATTCAATACCGCCTCCACGCTTGTATACTTGAATCATTTTCTTTTCGGCCAATTTAATGGTCATTACCGGAATTGGTCCGCCTTGTGCTACTGTTTTGAAATCGAAGTCTTCATCATCGTATTCGTCAGCATAGTACCAAGATGTAGTCTGCTGATCGATGTTGACGGTTCCCATTAACAATTCTGCCGCACGGCCAGTTTTTTCGAATACGCCACGTACATACGATTCTACTAACGTTTCAAATAATGGCTTTGTATTGTCGTTTGCTAGTAGTGATCCGACATTCGTACGAATCAACGAAGGATTTAACATCTTGCGGAAATCATCCATCGTCAAGTCGTTTTGATCTAAATAAGAACGCACCATTAACGAGGTGTTCTTATTGATCAAATCTTGGCTGACACCATCTGCTTTTGCAGCTTTTCGAGCTTCTTCCCAAAATTCATGTTGCTGCGGCATTTCGATGATTCGATTGCCGATAGCAAATTTATCTTTCTTGAATAATTTTAGTTCTGCCATTAAATCAACACCTCCGCTGTTTTATCAGGATTCCCTTTCAAAACAAGTAACCCTTTGTCATCTCCTGATTTGATGAACTTCCCGCTTGCATCAGCGATCACTCGATCACCCATCGCCACAACTGCATCAACCTCTACTTTGACATTGCGAGACTTCCCAACTACATAAATTGAAACGGGATCACCTGCCTTGCCACCGACTTTTACAATACCATCCACTTTGTCGTCAACGGACAACGACACTCCATAGTCACCTTCCGCTGCATCGAATACCACAGGCTGACCAGAGACCACATCCGTCTTCGGATAAACTGTCAAGCTTAATCCATAATTCTCAGGGACGATGCCCCCACGATTAAAAATTGCTCCCATATTTTTCTTTCCTCCTATCGAAGTACCATGACTTCATCATCTTTTTCTTCTGATCCGATTTGCCGGCCACTGCTAAATTTTTTCGACTTCATTTTTTCGTAGCTTTCCCGTTCTTCTTTGATGAATTCTAAATCAGCGCGGGTCAACATAGACTTGTAACTCTCAGCATTGAAATCTTCCCCTTGAACAGCAACACGTGCTTTAACAGCTGAATCAATCAAGTCCTCTTTGTACTTGCGGCCAGCTTCTGCCTCTTGCTTCATACGATTGATTGCTTCAACACTTGCGTTACCTTCTCCAAGAGCGTTACGGATAGCAACGTCCTCTTGAGATTCAAAACGGATTTCATGATCTTCCATAACTTTGCGGAGATCAGTTACTGCTAATTTCCCATCAGTAATTGCACTACGAATTTCTTTAATGTCCACTTGCTTCACTCCTTTTGTTTTTTGTCTTTTTAATGCATCAAAAAAAGGCTTGTCCAACTCATCGAAACGAGTACCTAAGCCTTCCTGTAATACCGCTATTCTGTTTTCATCCATCAAACCATCATCAACCATCTGTCGTGCTTTCTGTATGTAAGCATTATGGTTTGATCCTTTGTATACCGTTGAAACTTCTCGCAGATGGGCGTTCTTAATCCAATAAAATACCTTTTGACCTTCTTCAGTCCGATCACCAGGGAAGTATGGAGACATCATCATGGATTTACCATCCACAGAACATATATAGTCTTCAATCCCGGCTGAGAACCCAACTGACAAATCTCTCGTGATCCCGCCTTCAATGTTACGAATAATATCATTCGTTGATCGTCCGTTTGAATTGCTATCTCTTAGCATGTAAAAGCTACCTGAGACCTTGGTCAGTTCACCATCTTGGTAAATACTCGAATCAAATGAGCGAGCATAAGGCTCTCTATTCGTGTCGTGCCAGTCAATCATAGACACGCCTGACAATAAATCTGCTGCATAATTTCTTAATGTCGTTTCAGGATCCATTCGAGTATCAAAGGTGTCTAGTGAGTCATCGCTGATCACACCTTCGAATGCAAATAACTCATTAGCATTGAATGTCCTACGCGTGTGCTTATTGATTTTCGATAGCAGTTCATCGTCAATGTCCGTTGCATGAACTGACATTGGAAAACTGTTTTCTGTCATCCTTTCACCCCCTTTCATCATTTCTCATTTCTTCTATTTTACTAATTTCATAAAGAGAAATATTTTCTGTTAAATTCTTAATTGCTCTGAGTAAATCAATATATTGATCGTAGGAAAGTAAGAAATCGTTTGATTTCAGGTCATCGTCTTGATTTTCTAATTTTGGCTCCTGATAAACATTAAAAAGATGATCGGAAATACTTCTTATAATATCTAGAGAGGTTTTATGCTCATCAGGTAGCTTGAACCTGACAATTGTGAGATTAATCTCAAAAATTGCATCTAATCCTTTGTTTGCTATTCCTGTCATTTTTTCTTCTAAAACTATTTTTTCTTTTTCGAGAATATCCAATCTATCGAGCTCGTGGATACGCTTTTCATAGCTCATTTTTCTCTGTTTTAGTGCATTTTTCTCATTTTCAAGTCTTTTTCTTAAATTCACCAACCTATTAGACAATGGATAAAGCTCATTAACAGTAGCATTCAATAAGAAAAGTGAGCTTTTAGCCTTTCTCAAATCATCAATCTCTTTTTGTTTTAAAAATAAATCTGTCTCAAGTCTGAGATTTGCTTCATTTTGTTTCTTTATTAAATAAATTGAACTTGCTGCTGCTAGTAATGCACCGATAAGTATACCAAGCAAATTTGTAGAAACTTGAATCCATTCTGGTGTTGCATATTCTATTTGTATCGGTGGAAATTGTTGTTCAGAAATTTTTTGAATAGTGTTAATAATCATCTAAATCCCTCCTATTTGATAATCATACCAAACGATACTCAGGTAAGGAAGGTAGTATTAGCCTTTGCGACAGCTAACGAGATGATGGATCACCAACCGTTCCGGCACTATCTGCCTTTCCAGAATGGTACAGTGAGTCCGGTGGTTTTCGTTTGTGTTCCAACATATTCAAGTGTGTTTTGTGGAATATGAGTAATAAACTTGTTAGTGTCATTGACTGAAAGATATCGCGGTTTTCTTGATTTTCCATAGCTTTCACTCCTCATCAAGATATTAATTGATTCAATTTATCTTCATCTAGGCCTTTCCAGAGCAACTGATAGGTGCAGCGGCACTGAATGACATTGTTTGCGCTCGCTCCCATTTCAGAGTCTCTTGGGTACATTAACAGTTCGCCATTAACAATGAATGGTTCGTAAAACTCTTTGAATTGACCATTCGCATGATGATGCCAATCACGCACTCTTGGATAATCATTTGAATCTCGCCACACTTTGCCTAA